CAGGTTTAGGGTCTTGCTTGCGTGGATTCACCGATGGGTTAATAAACCCTTGCGTTTTAGGCGGTAAATCTACTTTTAGTTCTTCGATAGAAGCTACCAATTCTTCTTCATTAGCGCCTTCAACAAACTTTGCATAACGCTTAATTTGGTCAGCATCGTAACCTGCTTGTGCAAGTAATGCATCACGTTTAGCTGTTAATGCTACCGCTTTTTGCTGTTCTAAATCTTGCTGTAACGTTTCGTATAATTCCTTATACTTTTCGTTTTCAATTAGCGCTTTCTTTTCAGCTTCTTTACGTGCTTCTTCGGCTTTTTCTTCTGCCTTACGTTTTTCACGTACTAAGCGTTCTTTAATCAGCTTGTCTACTTCTTCCTGTGTAAAGGTTTTATCCGCACCTTTGGGCGTAGGGTCTACAGGGTCAGTAGTACCGCCTGCTCCACCGTTAGGGTCTTGCGGGTCGGGTTCTGAAAAGAATTGTAAATTTAGCTTTAATGGAAACTTAGGTTTAACTTCATCTTTAATAAACATTTTATATCCTCCCGTTTTTAGCTCGTCAGCTATTAAATTATTATCCGTCAGTTTAGCGACTTATCGTAGGTCAAAGTAAAAAGGCGAACTACTATACGGTAGTTGCGCCTGCTGTGCCTTTTGTCGTGCCTGTAGCGCTGTTTTGTGCGCCTGTAGCTGTATTGGTATTACCTTGCTGTTGCGTGCCTGTAGCGCCTGCGTACGGGTCTACCAACGCCATTGCTGTCTGTTTCTCTTCGTCAATTTCCTGTTTCTTAGCCTTGACGTTTTGAACGCCTAAACGTTGCATAGCGCCTGCAATACTTTCAAACCCGCTTGTAGTTTCAATCGTTAATAGGTTAACAAGTTCAGCACGGTTTTCAGGTAATGGTAACGCAAACTTGATTTCATTTTCGTAATCAGTACCAATTGCTGTAAGCACGGCTTTATCGTAAGCGAACTTAGGTTCATACGTTCGTGCCTGCAAAAAGCGTACTGTTTTCTCATGTAGCTCTTGTAAGCGTTCTTGCCATACTAACCAATGTTCTTCGGTTTCTTGTATAATCGTGTGGAACAAAATTTGTAGCGCATCACCATTTAAGCCACCAAAATTTAATTCTTGTGGTACGATGTTTGGTACGCCTGTAATTTCGTGTAAAGCACCTTTAACCCTTGCGTAAGTATCTTGGTATGCATCTTTCCAACCAAACGTACCTTCAATACGCTTAATTTCAGGTGACTTGCTTTCAGAAGTAGATGTAGCTTCTAATACAGAGCCGGGAGCGATACGCACCTTGTCTGCTGTACCTTCGGGTACGTTTAAGAACGCTGTAATACCAAACATTTCAAACTTTAAGCTATCAATAGCATCTTCGTTTAATTGGTTTAAAATATCAGTTTGCTCTTTCATATCTTCTGCTTCGTTGTTAATGCCTGCTTTACCGCTAATATCCGTAATAGGAAATAGTACAACAGGTATAAAGTCAAAGCCTAAACTTTGGTAATCTGCAATAGTGCGAATGCGCTTTAAGCTTTCATCGTATTCAGCATCTTCAAAATAACAAACACCATCGGCTTCGCCTAAACTATAAGTTTGTTTTCTAATAATTTCTTTGCCTTCGTCATCAGTACGGAAAGTAACAAGGTGTACCGCTAACAGGTCTTCAAAATCATCATCGCTATATACAGGAAATACTTCTGTATCAGGTTTAAAGCTCCATGCTATTTTACCTGTGCGTGGATTGAAGCCAACAACGCAAGCAACGTTACCTGCAATTAAACGGTCACGGCTCGCCTGTAAAAGTTTCTCACGCATTTTAGTATCTTTCCATATTTGCTGTAATAGTTTTTGGTAACCATCCGCACGGGCATCTTCTGCTTTTTGTTTAGCGCTTGGCTCGTAATCGGGATTAGCCATATCAACGGGGTCATCAATTTGTTTAGGTTTAACTACTACGTTATGTTGACCGCCCATTTGCCATCGGCTTTTACGTTGAATGAATGTTTTAAAATAATTTGTTGCATAACGTGTCGGGTTATAATCAAGCCCGTCAGGTCTTGGTAATTCAACCGCCCGTACTAATTGCCCTGTACGTGGGTCTACGTGTTGTTTACCCTCGTAATAATTATAGAAGCGTAATTGGTTTTGAACCCTATCCCAATTTTCACGCCCTAACGCCTGTTGAAACGGGCTAAACAGTAAGTCGTCCATTTCTTGTGGCGATAACAGGTTATAATCAATCATTTAACCCACCTACCTTTTTCGTTTATTTGCTACACGCACGCTACCGTATGAACCTTTGCTTGCATTAAAAGCCATGCTTACAGCATCAGGTGCATCATCGTGCTTGTGCATTGGATACATTTCTAACTGCTCTAACAATTCTCTGTGCTGTTCCTTAAAACGTAGTTTGCCACGTTGAATGTCAGGTAATAGCGCTTCAATCCGTAATGCTTTACGTGTGCGCTGTTTAACGTACTTTAACCGTGTATTAGCAGGGTAACCATGCTTCTTTAAATCTTCCGCTAATTTATCAGCGAAGAACTCTTGCGCCATTTGTGCTTCTACCGCAATAACTTCGTATTGATATTTTAGCGCCCGCTTAACGGTTTCTTTTAATAATATATCGGGGTGTACCCGTTCTATGAACATATCAGTTACATAACAAATTTCTGTAGCTTTGTCACGGGCTACTGTAGCAATTACGCTGTAATCGCCTTTTTCTTTACCCATTGCAAAGTCAATACCGCAATAATGCTCTAAATCCTTGTGTTCAATATCTTCATCAAGGAAAAAGTACATATCATCGGGTTTAAATATTTGGCGTTCTTCATCCGTTGGGTTGCCTAAGTATTCTTGGTTAAAAGCTTTAACGCCACTTTCTTCACGTAGCTTCATTAAATCAAGGTAACTAAACATTTGCTCCCATAATACTTCTGTGCCTTCAAGCATCGCTTCTTCGTTTTCTTTATAAAAAGCTTGTGCCTGTGCGCCTGCATCTTCAACAGGGCTACGGTAAATTTCCCGCCACTGTTGCCATAAATGCTCGTTAGTAGCCCAACTTGTAATAGCAGGGAATTTCTTGCTAACGAAATCACGGCGTTCTTTAATTACGTAGTCTAACAAGCTATCGAAACATACGATAGTACCCATGTAAATACACATACCTTTACGGCTTAGTGCAGGTAACATTTCTTCTTTAAACCACGATTTACTTTTGTCTACAAGTTCAGGCGTATTTGTATTATTTTTACTTTCTAAGTCATCGAGCAAAAACAAATCAGGTCGCGTATTACCGTGGCGTAAGCCCCGCATCTGCGTACCGATACCCTTTGCTTCTACCTTAGTGCCTGTAGTTGTAATGAACTCGGTGTTATTATCACGTTCGTTCATTGATTTCTGTACGTGCATTAACACGCCGAAATCTTCACGTAGCTTTTCGTTATACTTTAATTGGTTACGTGTCCAACTGATAAAGTCGCCCGCTACCTCTGTCGTTTCCGAAATTTCTACGATATACTGTTTTAAACGGTATGTTACTTGATGGCATAAATAACCATTAGATAAATACGCCGTCTTAGCGTGACCACGCCCTACCGACCATGCTACGTGCGTTTGTTGGTTGCCTTTTGTAATATCATCAAGCAAGCTACATAACGTTTTATGGAAGTGTGCGCTGTTTAGCACGTTTACCCCTTTAGGTATTAAGTTATCGGGGTTATCAGGGTTACCATCTTCGCTAAAATACTCTATCATATAGCGTATAAGGTTGTGTTCGCAATCATGTATGCGCTCAATGCGCTTGCGCTCCTTTAATATAGCCATGTAACGGGCTTGCTGTGCTTGTGTCAGCCCGATTTTTTCTTTTGCGGTCTTATACCGCTTTGCATTTTCCGTTAAGTCTTGCAGGTATGTAGCACGTTTGGAGCGGTCAAGCCACTCGCCGTTAACTAATGCCATGATTTACCCGCCCCTTTCGTGTTTTTAATCTAAATCAGCTTCCAGTTCGGCAAGTTCTGCCTGAATCGCATCGCTGTCAAGGTTACCGCCTGTACTATCAACATTTTCAACAATTTGCTTTTCACTAAGCAAGCCAAAACGCTTCATATACAAGTCAATCGCCTTGATAGACGGTTGCGAACCGAAAATCATCTTTAGAAGTTGTGCGTAAACCTTTGCCCGTTCATCGGAGAAAAATTCATCCGCTATCAAGTTCTTATACTCGATAAAATCGGGGTTTTGCTTACGCCAACGGTAAAGCGTTGAATCGTCTACGCCTACTAAGTCGGCAATATCTTCATAAGAATTGCTTTCAGTATTTGGCGCTAACTCTTTTTCAACTAATAGCAAACAAGCACGGCGCTGTTTATCCGTTAACTTAGCTTCTAATTGCTTTTTCGTTGCCATGTAGCCACCCCTTTCATAATTTTTGGCTTAAACTACGTAGAAAGAATCTGTGTAGTTATAACCGATGTAGTCCCAACCTTTGCCATAAGCATCTTTAGACCATACTTTACAACGGAAACGGTAGCGACCTTTTAATAGTAAACGTGCGTTTAGTGAGCGTACTGAACCACTGTAGTAAGTTGTCCATCCACGGCATCCCCAATATGCATCACGCCATTTGCCTTTG